TGGTCCATCCAATAGAATCAAAGATGATGGAAAAAGGATCAAGGAAGGTTTTTTGAAATTGAAGATCGTGATCAATATATCTATTGAGACCTAATTCTTTTGGGAGACCATCTACGAAAGAAATTACATTTTCTTGCATCGGGTTTGGAGTTTTGAGATAGATGAATTTGATCTTATCACCGCTACGAATTAGCTGATGCTTTTTTTGAAGGCTGCGCTTCACGATCTGATCGTTAAAAAGCAAGCATCCGCGAACATGGATCGGAGTTCCTTTCTTGTAAATTCCGCCTTCCGCTCTGTTCGAATACCCCGAAACATCCGATGCTCCACGGGGGAATGCAATCTCTTCTGGAGGTAATGAAATAAAGTTTTCGCGGATTTTAACAATTTCAAGTTGAGCTTCAGCTTCAGATTTTGTCATAATGACCTCGAACATTTTCTTTAACCCATCACGACATACTGCCGGAGTCGAAGATTTTACTGCTTCGATTCCCATGATCTTGATCTTAGGTTTGGCGTATTGAACACCTTCATTATTGTGAACATTCAGGATATAGCGTTTCTTTGCTGTCCAAATACCACGATCCGCAATTGCCTCGCGTTTCATTCCCATACGATTTGTTGGACAGAACATCGTTTTCGACAACAAATCGTAGGATGTAGTTAGCATAGGCTCGACAGCCTTTGCGCAAAATTCGTCCAGGAACTTAACAGGATTTTTAGGAGCAAAGCTTTGAACGATTGGATCCATTGAAACATACAATGAGTCAGTATCGATAGCGATAACGTAATCTTTGTCTTTCGATTTAAGAGTCTTATTTAGGAAACGATTTACTTCCTTTTCAGCCCAGCGGATTGCTAATTGGCCCGATAGAGTTGTCGCCTCGGCAATTCGCATATCGAAATACCGAAAGTACTGATTGCCCAGGGCGCCGTAGAGTGAGTTAAGAAGAATTTTAACTGCAATCTGTTGATTCTCGAGGCGAGAGATTTCTCGTTCGCATCTAAAATACTCAACCTTGTTACCCTTGTCGATAGTCTCGAGCCGTTTCTTTTCCTGAAGCATGGCTTTCTTTAGGATAACACGCTTGTCATAGATCTCAGTAATGATTCGAGGGATTACACCGACTTTGTCCGTACGAAAATGAACGCCATTTGCAGCCATGATGGTTCCGGGCATATGAGGTTCAAACGGCACATCATTCAGGATTACATCGGGTGAAATACCTGGAGTCGTCTCAGACGTGATCGTCTCGGGTGACATGTTGTATTGAATGATGAGATTCGGATACAGAGAATTTAAGTCGAATGAACATACCCAATTGTGAAGTCCCACCTTTGGTTCTTTCACATAACCGCCCGGGTAATCAGCCTTAAAGTTTTTAACGGATGGTGGGATCGCAATTGCCTTACGAGCAAGATCTCGATAGATAATCGAATCCCAGATTGCCGTAGTTCCAAGCGTATCGTTATAATTTACACCGCCGATGTAGGCGAGAGTGAGAACTAAAGTAATGAGACCTAGTTTGTCTTCAAGGCGATCCACAATCTCAACGTCTTTGATGTTGTAATCCACGAAAGTTTGATAGTTCTCCTCGTAAAGGTTATGCAGGGAACCATATTCTTCGTAGGACAGTTTTCCATCTCCGAGAACAACGTGCGCAATATGTCCCAACTTATAGGATTCTTGATTGCCATACGTATGAGTTGTAAACTTCTTAAACAGATCCATGTAGTCCAATTGAGAGATTCCAGTAATCTCGTAGATTTTCACCGGACGACCTTTAATCACGGTCTCTTTAGGTTCTACTTTGCCAAAAGGCGAAAGTAGATTTACGGTCCCCTGACCACATATTGAAATGATTCGATTCACGATATATGGAATATCGAAGCCGCGGCTATTCCACCCCGTGATAATGTCAGGATTGTTTTTTGGCATGGCGAACCAGGTTACAAAATCTAACATCATCGTTCGCTCATCGACGAATTGACGATATTCGACTTGAGAATGAATTAGCTTTTTATCAGCATCATACGGTTTTGTACCCCATACGTAATATACGTCATCAATGCTATTTTTAACCGTAATGGTAATAATTTCGTGCAGCGCATCTTCGGGCTTTGGAAAGCCGTCATTCGACATTACCTCGATGTCAAGCGTGGAAACATTAATGACATTGCGATCGAAGTGGATTTCATCCGGAAAACGCTCTTGAATAAATTGAGCAACATAGCGAGTATTTCCATAGATCTTAAAGGATTCAAGGTTCTCGTAAGGAGCCATGAATTCTTTAGCATCTTTCATCGAATCAAACTTCATAGGCTCAACCGGAGTTCCATCCAGCGCAGTCCAGATGGTTTTCTCATGCTTTGAAGGGAGATACATGGTGGGCTTGAACTTCACACGTTCGGTTACGCGCTTACCGTTATTATAACCTCGGTAAAGGATATGCGAACCCCATCTGCTCACATTAGTATAGAATTTCATATTACAATCCTATCATGTTGTGCGGGTTTGTAAATAAAAAAGAGTGGTGACTGTAAAGCCACCACTCGCACAAGGATCAACTAAGAGTTAATTAGTCCTGAATAAAGGTCGAGCCAATCTCAATCTTCTTTGGGCGTTCGGATTCTGGAACAACCTTGGTGAGCGGAATTGAAAGAATTCCATTCTTAAGGTCGGCACCTTTTACCCGAACGTATTCCGACAGCGTAAAAGTTCTGGTGAACTTACGGGTTGAAATACCCTTGTGATTATAGACGCGGGTGTCTTCCATTTCGCCGCTGACAGTAAGGATCGAATCCTTTAGCTGAATGTCGAGGTCCTCCTTAGAGAATCCTGCAACGGCAATTTCCACCAAGAAATTATCGTCATCAAGATAGACGACATTGTGCGGTGGGTATGTATCCTCTCTTAAGGAGACTCTGTTGAGCTCGTTGAAGAGATGGTCGAAGCCTACAAAGGCCGACCGTGGGAACGTGTATGTATTTCCTGACATGCTATTTTACCTCCAGTTATGCAAGGTTATGTAATCTCCGACAACCCCAGTTGGGCATTATCGGTCGATGGCGTAATTGCCATCAAATTTATTTATATCACTTCGTGTTGCCGATATTGTACTTTGGGAGCAATTCCCAATTAGCTTTATCTCGGTACGGAATGATCTTAATCTGTCTGAGTGGTGCCTTATCCTTGGACTGTTCCGAATTTACGATTGAAACCAGACCCCAATCCGAAAGAAGGGTGGCAATGGTATTCCGTCTTTGTAAATCATTTACATTTAGATTGGACGGCTTGCCATCAAGAAGAAACAGTTCTTTAAAATGCACAATGAAATACCGACCCTGCTTGTGTAGGATATGGCATGATTGGTATAGCTTGTTGGAAGACTTCCGAGAAGCAACACCAATACGGGTGAGTGTCTCACGAACCTTAAGGAAATCATCCGGCTCATTCAAGGTTATCTCAAGCATCATTGCAGGAGTCCATGCCACAGGGGTTTCGTCCACGACGGTCCCTTGGATAGGATCAATGCTTTGATTTGGTTGTTGAGCGTCCACCTTTAAATAGTCTTTGTTTAAGTTCGTTTAGTTGTTCGGAACTCAAAATTGTCAAAGCGGATCTAGCCTTTTCATTACTATATCCATAATGTTCTTTAACAATCAAGAGGTCTTCCGATTCAGTTGGTTTGAGCCATTTGCTGAATCGTTTATTCCTACTAACTATATTTATAAGATATTCGTATTGGAGCCTCTTGTCCAAGTGATGATTTTGGTTCATCTCATTGGCAAAGCCCACGGTATCCGCAAAGTATGAAAGACCTCGATTCACCATAAACGGAAGGTATTGCTTTTCGGCAATATCGTCGACCATGATATTGGTCTTGGTCATGTTGATGGAATTAAGGTATTCAAACGGATTCATGTTATTGCTTCCATTCCGCACACGCCATAAGTTCGGTAATGCACGCCACAAGATTTAACTCATGGTCGGCAACGAATGCGTCTTTGTATTGATAATTGGCAAGAATGACCACGATGTTGGGTATGCTGTCGGGATTGGCATGCTCGGTCATATTGTCGTAAATCTTGCGGAAGATTGCCGCAGGTTCGGAATCAATGTTATTGACCACCCACGCACGACCAGCCTTGAAGTCCTTGTCCTTAAGAGCCTTGATTAACAGAGTAATGTTTGCATCCGAAAGGTTTGCAAGGATACCCTTGTCAATCTTTCCAGAAACCGAATAGCGTTGGCACTCATTGAGCACTCGGCGCCAGTCGGGAGCAAAGCGGAGAATGAGTTCGGCAACGACGGCTTGCTCATACTGAATACCTTCCGATTTAAGGATGAATTCAAGACGCTTCAGAAAAGCATTGGCAAGTGATGCCATTTGTTTCTTGGAAGTATTGAATTCAATTACGGCGCATCGGGAATGAAGTGGTTCAATGACGCGATTCTTAAAGTTACACGTAAGAATGAACCGACAGTTGTTGCTGAATTCCTCAATGAAGCCGCGAAGCGCGGGCTGCGTGGAAGATGGATTCAGGTAATCTGCTTCATCTAGGATAATAACCTTGGGTCCTCTGGAGTGCAGAGATACCGATGAGGCAAACTGGCGAATCTTGGTACGGAGAACATCAATACCAGATTCTTCCGAGCCGTTAATGATCATATAGTCAAGATCAAGCATGTTGCACATTGCGCGTGCAACTGTTGTTTTACCAAGACCAGCGGTACCAGTGAGCAGCATGTTCTGCATCTCACCAGACTCAACAATGCTCTTAAAGGTCTTTAGAAGACCCTCTGGAAGGATACAGTCATCAAGTATTTGAGGACGGTACTTTTCAACCCACAAAAATTCATTAGAGTTTGTTAACATAGGGGTCTATTATACACCAGTGACAATGGTCTTGTAAACCTCTTTAATCTCCGAAGTTTCATTTTCAAACTCAACCACATTCTGTTTGTGGTACATCATTGCGACCTTACGGAACGTCTTGGTCGGAAGTTTGTATTTGTCTTCCAGTGCTTTTAGAATCTCACGAATCTGTTCCTTTTGTGTTTGCATCTCCGACATAGCTTCAGAGATTTGATCAAGGGCGGTGAGGATGGCTTTGCGGTCTTCAGCCGAAGTGGGAATGTTGCTCATAATAAAAAAGTGGTGGGTTCTTTAATGACTGCCCACCAAAAGTCCGTACGGAGTTAGAACAATTACGCTTGAGCCGGAGCTTCTTGCTTTGGCTCTTCAGTTGGCTTCGGAGTGCTTGCCTTTACAAAGGCTTCAAAGCGACTGCGGAGTGCACCGATTGCGGTGAGTTCTGGACCTTCAAAGGCTCCACGACGGGAGACGATGTCGATCATTTGAACCACTGCGGCAAGGTCATTAAGACCAAGTTGCGGAGCGGCTGCTGGTTGTTGTTGTTCTGGTATTACTTTGCTGTTGTCCATATATGTTTCCTAGGTTATCGACTCCTTAAGCGAACGTCGAAGTTTTTTCCAAAGCAATCCAATACTCCACCGGGAGTGTGGTATGCTTTAGATGAGCGATCAATTTAGAACTAATCTCTACCGTGTAGTCACCAGAAACCATTTTCAGGTTGGAGATGACCATGATGAATGAGAAAACCTCTTTGCAAGCATTGTTCTCATCAACCACGATGGAGTATTTATTCGCAGAGGCATTCTTTGCATCGGTAAGATTTACAATAATTTTGCCATTTTCGCCCTTGATTTCAATGTTGGCGTGTCCGAGGACTGCTGACGCCTTACGAATCTTGTTGAGGGTGTCTTCGGAAAGAATGAAGGTGACTTCTGGATTCGGCATGGTTACCTGCTTGGACGGAGCCGTAAGAAGGTCCATGGAAGCATAGAAGTACCGAATGGAAGTCTTTCCATCCTTAATTGTAATCGAATCGTCGCTGAATGACAACTCTGGATCGTCTACAAGAGTGAGTGTGGAAAGGAATTCATTCAGGTCATAGATACCAAATTCCTGAGGAAAGGTTTCGGCGACTGTGGCGGATGCCATGATGTTCTTGGCTTCCGCGATTGTAGCAATAGAACTGCCAGCCTTGAATACCATATTCGGATTAATTCCGGCAAAGTTTTTAAGGAGCTTGATTGTATTTTCTGATAGTTTCATAACTTAAAAAGCTGTGGCTGCGTGTCCCGTATCATGTTCGTAAAGGAAAAAGAGGCACGCGGCTGCGTGTCCCAGGTGATGTCGGCCCGTTTCAGGATCAAAACGCTCACCACGTTTCCATGCCCAGAGATGGCGTTGGAGTGCATCAAAATACCGACGTTCGGATTCTGGTACATGTCTCCAATTTTCTCGGGCATATTTCTTGGCTCCGATGGTAAGAACCTGCGCCAGTTCCTCAAGCGCAAACGGTGGAATCAAACCGTATTCCGGCTTGTCCGAATCATATTTGCGACCTTCGAGGGGAGACTGTTGCTCGATTTGTTGTTCCATGGAAAAGGAAAAGGGCTGCAGGGTGTTGAGTCCTGCAGCCTTTGTAGTTCACTTATTAGACGCTGGCAAGAGCCTTGGTGTCGAGACGGTACTTATAAACCGTTTGACCTTGGGCATTCTTACGGCGGTTCGTGTAGATGGGGAGACCATCGTCACGAAGTTGAGCTACGACCGCAGATGGGTTCGCGATGCTGAGGCGCTTTGAGGCTTCGGCAATGGTAACCTCTGTGCCTTTGGCAAGAAGTTTAAACAGGCGAGCTTTCTGGGTGGATGTATTGCTATTCATATTATCTATCTTTCAGTTTGGTCCTATTGTTTTAGTTGCTTATGATTGAAGGGACCAATTCAACCATAAGAGAATCATATATTGTTGCTTGTGTTTGTAAACAACAAAGTGAATTTATTTTCAGAAGTCGCTCAATGGCGGTACCGCTGCCACTGGAGTGGCTGCTGGAGCTGGATTCACCGAAGCATCAATCTTGGAGTAAAGATCGGCAAAGGCGATTTTGGTATCATCGTCGAACCGAGAGATACACATATTGATCGACTTGAGCCGGTCGCGGAAGATTGAGAAGGTGTGTGCAATATGGCACAGGCGACGAGTGGAAATCACTTCGTCAACACCGCCATCCGCAAACGTTTTGCGAATGACTTCCGACCAGGTCACAAGACGGTCGGCAAACTCTTCGTCAACGGCATTGTACTTTTCCATGTGCTTCACAACGATTTTGCGTTCGGTTGCCAATGGTGGGTATGTCTGCTCGATGGTGCATACAAAGCGTTCCAGGAAGGCTTCGTCGATAACCGTAGCAGCCACAAACCGAC